ATTGCAGAGGAAATTATTGGTGTAAACTTATTGTCATCTAGTGGTAATACCTTTACAGGAAAAATATCAGTATATGGATTGGCTAGTAATTAGGAGTTAAATAATGGCAGGTAGCTTAATAAAAATAAATGAAGCAATAGTTACATCAGCAGTAGCAAGTGTTGATTTAGGTGGTACTAAATGGGATAGTTCTTATGATGTGTATATGGTTAAATTTAGTAATGTAACAGCAACAACTGATAATACAATTCTATATGCAAGAGTTTTAAAAAGTGATAATACTGCTGATAGTACTGCAAATTATGATAGAGCTTTAAAAATTCTAAGAACTGATACTACCTTTACTAATTTAGGACAAACAAATCAGACAGAATTTGGTATAGAAATTATAGGTACTGCAACAGGGGAAAGTGCAAATGGTATCTTTTATTTATTTAACTTTAATAATGCTAGTGAATACAATTTTTGTACTACTGAAATGTCTAACTTTGATAATGCTTCAAAATTAATTGCAGGACAGGGTGGATTTGTGCATACAGTTAGTCAAGTTTCAAAAGGATTGCAATTTTTTATAAGTTCAAGCACAATAGCAAATGGTATATTCACTCTGTATGGCTTGAAAAAATGATAATGGTTTAAAGAAGTTAGTATAAGAAATATATAGTAAGATAGGAGAGATATGGCAACATTAGAAGAACTAACAGTAGAGGCAACAGCAGAGATTGAAGCTGCTAAACCTTTATTTAAACAAGTTAATAATGAGCGTATGGAATTTTCAGAAGCAGACTACGACCAAGCAATTACAGACTTGGCTAATTCTAAGTGGAACGACCAACAATTTGGTTATATCCAAGCTAGACAAGAAGCGTATGGCTCAATAGCAGACCAACTTGATATGCAATATTGGGATTCTGTTAATGGAACAACCACTTGGGCAGACCATATAGCACAAGTTAAAGCTGATAATCCTAAACCTGCCTAATGGCAAAACGAAGGTTTCGTAAAGAACTACACGAATGGACTTACGAAGTTACTTACAATGGGAAGGTAAAAAGATATGAAACTTGATTTATTGCGAATCCAATTTGGAGAAGACGCAACAAATGGTATTTTATTTATTGACGGTGTTTTTGAGTGCTACACCTTAGAAGATGAAGTTAGAGATGTAAAAGTACATAGTGAAACTGCAATTCCTGAAGGCACTTATGATATTAAGTTTCGTAAAGAAGGTGGTTTTCACACTAGATATAAAGCTAGATATGGGAATACACATTATGGTATGTTAGAGCTACAAGATGTTCCTAATTTTAAATATATCTTAATTCACTCAGGAAACACAGATGAACATACTGCAGGTTGTATATTGACAGGCTCTACTCAACAAGACCTAGACTTAGGCAAAGACGGTATGATTAGCAGGTCAAGAGACGCTTATAAAAAATGTTACGATAAAATTGCAAAACCTTTACAAGCAGGTAAAGAAGTAACTATAACAATTAAAAGTATCAATGTTGATAAACCTATATCAAATGATTCTCCACCTGATATGATACACCCTAACTTTATCAAAGAAGATATATCTGATATTAAGGGAATGATGAAACAACTTATTGCTAAACTAGAAGGCAGAAACATACTCTAACCAAAGGATATTTTGCATTTAAAATGTCATTTATGCAACCAACCCACCAAACTTTATAAAGTTGGATATAAGTGTGTGAAAAAAAATTGCACATTATATGGTAAGGTATTACTTAGCAACCCACTAAATAAGGAAGAAGAATAGTGAGAAATAAAGAATATTGGAAATTTATTTTATCTAAGGCTTTTAGAACAGGGTTGCAATCTGCAATCTCTCTGTATCTAGCAAACTCATCAGGAATAATTGACGCAAATATGATTGAACTAATTGGAGTTGCGTTTATGAGTTCAGGATTAGCAGTTGTACAAAACGGCTTAGAACAATATAAACCAAAGCAGACATTCGATAATAAATAAAAGGTGTTCAACCTAAAGAAGATACTTTGTATTGCTTCTGTGTGCTTTATAGCAGTTCCAATACCTGCTTTTGCATATCATACAGAGACACAAACACCTTATGATATAACAAATGTATTAAACAGTAATGACGGAAGTATTACAGTAAGTTGGCAAGAATCTGACGGATTAGAAGATAACCAACCTGAATACTACATTGTTTATATTGGTTTAAGTGAAACTGCTGATGATGTTTCAGAACAAACTAAATTTGGTTTTACAGAAGCATTATCTTGGCAAAGCTACACATTTACTGCTCAGTATTTATATGATGAATTAGCAGTAGATAATCAAAAGATTTATGCAAAAGTAAAAGCATTTCACGATACCAATGGAACAACAAGCGACTTTACACCTGTAGAATCTATTATGTATAACTTTGTTTATACACCTACTACAACAACATCTAGTTCAACAACATCAAGTACAACTACAACTTCAACTACTTCAACTGTACCTAATACAACTACAACTTCATCTACAAGTACATCAAGTACAACTTCTAGTACTACAACTTCTAGTACTACTACAACAACTACTACGCTTCCACCACCACCACCACCTACAACTACAACTACTCTCGCACCTGTAATTGTTAAGATTGGTGGAGAAGAAGTTGAATATACACAATCAGAAGTAGATGACGGCACAGTTGATAGAGATATAGAACGACAAGGTAATGAAGATAAATGGGGTTGCTATATCACAAATATTGCTTTAGAGCGTGGAGATTGTCCTGCATATAATGATTCATTAAAACAAGAAGAAGAAAAAGAAGAAGTTATTATAGAAATTAAAGATGAAAAATTCACAGATACCGAAACAGAGCTTCTTGATGATGATGTTGTGGTACTTGAAGTGGAGTCTAATGATGAAATTAAAGATATTGAAGATGAACTTGTTGAAGAAATTATCGAAGAAGAAATTAAAATTGATAATAAAGAACTTGAAGAAGAATTTAAGTTTGAAGAAGAAGAAATTATTATCGAGATACCTGAAGAAATAATAATTATTATTGAAGAAGATGTAGAAGAAGAAGTTATACAAGATGAGTTGGACGAAGAAATATTTACAGATGACACCGAATCAGAAAAAGAAATTCAAAAAGAAGATGAAGTTTTTTTCGAAGAAGTTGAAATAACTGAAGAACAAATACAGGAAGAAGTTAAACAGGTTGAAGAAAAAATTAAAGCTATACAAGAGAATAATGTTAAAGAACTTGAAACAGAACAAGTTGTGGAAATCATTGAAGAAGTTAATGACGCAGGATTGGAAAACCTTGCAGAAGTTAGCGAAGATGTACTTGAAGTTGTAGCAGAAGTAGTAGAACAATCAATAGCCAAAGCTGACGAGCTTACACAAGAACAACAAGAAGTCGTAGCTGAAGTGCTTGGATTTACAGAAACAAAAGATGTTGAAGTATTAGCTAAAGCAGTAAAGACAGATAAAACAGTTGCAAAAGCCGTAGAAGAATATGTAGAGAGAGCAGTACAGAACGCTGATGTAGAAAACTATACATTAGCTGACGCACAAACAGAAATTACTTTTGAATCTTTAGTGGCAGGAGACTTTAGTGTTATTATAGATATTGATTTAGACGCAATAGATTTAGCAAACATATCAAATGATATGACACAAGATACTAAAGAGAAGGCACAAGAAGTGATACTTCCAACAGTAATTGTAAATATTGTATCGTTTGTAAGGAGATTTAATTGATAAAGAAATTGTGGTCTTGGTGTGTAGAAGCAGTAAAAGAAACACTTAACCTTGCTTGGACTTTGTCAGGTTTAGCTATTGCGACTTTGACTTTAACAGGTCAAGCACAAGTTATAACTTTTTATGCAACAGTAATAACATTAATTATATGGTTAATAACGATTGGATTTAGAAAATAATGGTACAACCAACAGAGCCTTATAGTCGGCTTAAAAACTATACAGAGAATATGACAATTACAATTTCAACAGACGACCAAAATAGTAATAGCTTTGATATGCAAGGTAGTAAATTAAGAGCTTTAATTATGCCTAGTGTTTTAACAAGTAATAAGTTTCAATTACAGTTCAGTATTGACAATTCATTTTGGTA